TGTGGGTGTAAGATATGTGTGTTCCGCAAATTCGCTTACATCATCTCCTCTGGTTTCAAGCATCGCCGTAAGATTTTCTATTAGGGTTTCAATATCGAGCGATGAAATAGTCATTTTATTCGCAATATAATGTAATCCTTGATAGTGTCTCTATTCTTGTGTTTATATTCTTTATTGAGTTCATTTTTTTTGATGATAATTAAAAAACAAAAATGAAATTATTTTTCCAAATTTTATTAATCTGCATCGCTATCGTCATCTTCGTCACCAAGTAGACGTATATTGCGCCATCAACGGTTGTCTCTCGGGTATTGACCAAACACCTTTTCCATATACGTAAGGAATTGGTTTCTATCGGGTATCTTCTTGTTTTTGTTGAGGGTTTGGTTTGCCCATGCCTTAAATTCTGCATAAATCTTTGTGAGAAGAACGCGTTCTGTAGATGTGTCATCGAGAATCATGCGCTCGTGGACAAATTGGCCGATGCTATCATTTGTATAACGGTATAATTCAGTTGATTTTGTAACTTCTACAGGTTCAAATATGTTAGTAAGATCCGAATGTTTGTGATGATCAATAAGCATGGACACAAAGGTATCTGTCCATTTCTCGAATTTATCCATCAATTCAGGATCAGCTTTGAATTCGTTTGGTTTGTTAGGGTTGGGTTTGTCAGTGAATCTAGATGTGAATTCAATCACACGGATGCGTCTCCATGTTCCACCATCATCACTCGATACTTCGGGAAGTTCATTGCATGTCATTACCATCTTGAATTGAGGTTTGAATTCTATCGGATCTTTGAAGAGTCCACGCGTAAGAATTCTATCGCCGCCCGTTAACTCCTTCATAAGCCCGATATTTAGCTTTTCACCATCCCCTGGTTCTTGCATCACAGTAAGCCTTCTACCCTTTGTTCTTTCCAATTCGGCCTGCGCTGAATTGGATTGAGTACGTTTCTGTGTGAGAAGAGCGATAGGCAGGATACAATAATAGTCACCAATCGCCTTTTGTAGGAACGAAAGAATCAGACTTTTTCCATTAGAGTTGTGATGTACAGTGAAATCTTCTACTAGGTATCTGTGATTGGCATCTAGTTCAAATCCGTAATAATCCCCTTTTTCGAGAGCTTCAATTTTGAATCCGTCTAGTAGTGCATCGCGATTTTTTCTGCGGGATTCAGCTTTTTTGCGTGGAAGAAGGCAGGGAATTTGTTCTATACCATCTCCATAGATCTGCATGCGGTAATAGATACCTGTCACTGGTCCATTTTTTCCATTAGTGCAAGTTTTTTGGATTTGTTTCTTGTAGCAAGCAAACCCAAGAGAACGTACAAGATATACAATATCATCCATGAGTCTTTCATTCTTTTGTATTAGTTCATATTGATTTGCCGATTTTTGGTAGTGGCCATCCGTGTCTATGATACCAGCAAGAAGTTTCATTCTTACCTCCCGACTATTGTGCTTGTAATCATCGGGAATGTGCTTATTCTTCAAGACATTATACTCGCGCAAGGCATTGCGTATTTTGTTGATACCCTTTCCTTTTTCTTTTCCCGAAAAAGAGATACTATAATCGCTTGCCTTTCCCTTGGTTACAAGCTTGTTGAACGAATGATTTAGCGGTAATTTATCTTGGAAGTACTTTACAATTTCCGCATCCATCGTGGTTATCTTTGGATTATGTGAGTCACCATCTCCCAGCCAAACGCCTAACATGTAGGGATCCATCTTTATATCTTTTTCATTGAAATGAATTCCTTTGGCCTTGTATAGGGAAACATTACTTTTCTCAATCCACCATGAATCCCATTTTAGTAATTCACATACCTTGATATCTAATACGTCTCCTTTACGAACAACTTTTGTATTTTCCATATTTTCGAGGAATAATTTAGCATCTTCATTTTTGCCAAACATTAGTGATTTTCGGATAGGTTCTTTCGTGATGTCATCATTGTATTCATACCATACAGCACGGTAACCCGAATTTTTTTTATAATATCCATCTGTTCTCTTTATAATAGTTTTAAGATTTGTGAATTTTACAGAAAGTATATGATTACCATTCACAACAAACGGATCACCTTTATTAGGAATGATTCTGTACATGTCGTCACTACCTCTAAATAGCTCAAGCACATTGCGAGGAGTGCTATCATCTCCCATCAGTACATCTCCTACTTGAATATCCTGTACTTTTTCAAATGATCCATCGTACTTCATAATAAGGGTGTCCTTTGCATGGCAACCGGCCCCGTTAAAAATATAGAATTTTTCCTGACGGATGCTACCATCCAGAAAACTAGAGAATATGTCTTTGACATATTTGTATATCACTTGATTGGTAAAGATTCTAGACATAAACTTTTCGATCTCTTGTGCCTCCTCGCTTTTAGCATTGAATGGAATATAATATCGTTTTGTAGAATACGTAATATAATCATCCGGAAGACCATCACGAAATTCATGCATCCTAAGATCATAGACTCCATTTTCAAACCCAATCAGATAGGGTCTTGAATCAAGAATATCTTCGAATTTTTCATCTGTAAAGAAACATTCACATTCGGTCATTACATTGCTTTTGTAAGCAGTAATCTTGAGCTTGTTGGCAATATTTTTTAGTTGTGCGCTTTTTTCCGCAGCTTCAGGATTTGTGTGGTCTCCACGCACAAGTTCAAGATTCCAATAATTGGCTCTTTCCATGAACTTCTGACATACCTTTCGGGATAGCACATTCTTGAGAATAATACCCTTATTTGTTCTTTCCCAGCGGTGTTTATCTGGTTTATAGGCGAACCATTGATCTTTTGTGGTATGCATAAACCGATCCTTGTAAAGTGTATAAACAACCTCTGCAACATCATAAGGTGCTCCCTTGCTTCCTGCACATTTGTCGATTAGAGTCAATACATTTCCATTTATGATGTGTTCGTATTGCTGAGGATTATCTTTTCGAGCCCACCAGCGTAGAGTACCCATTCCCAGAGCATCTGTGCACATACGATCCCAGCATCTTTGACATTCTCCCTCCATGTATTTTGCCGATAGTCTTGAAAATTCAATCCATGTATCAAGGAGATTGTAATCAATGTTGCGCAATGCCCAACCAAGTTTGATCCAATCTTCATAATTGTCTGCGCGCTGGTGCGACAAACATTCCATCACAAGCCTTTTTGCAAGTTCACGTTCATCTGTATTTTCAAGCACTGCCCTTGCAGGATTGATTGAATTTCCAAATATCTGTGAATCGATCTTAGCTTTTCTTTTTTCATCCATCGTAGGAATAATGTGCTGGACATAATCATTGAATTCTTTCTCTTTCTCGGTGTAAAACAGGCAGGACTCTAATTCTACCCGCATAGAGAAACGCTTCACTAGCTCCATCTCTTCCTTCGGTGTAGGATTGGCCAACAGAGAGAGTGCTCCGGTGTACTTGTTGTACTTGTAAACATAGGTGACGCTGTATGCCTTGCGGTCCGGTTTCCTGCTTCCATATATCTGCCAATTGTTTTTGTCAATGATGGCCTCGTCTACAATGTTCTCGTATGTGTTGCATACCTTCAGGCCTTCAAAGATGACGCTTGCATCCTCTAGGATCTTCCTTCGAACCATGTGCTGGAAGTTGTTGGATACTACGATGTCAGGCCAGATCACATGGATACCGTCTTTGATTTTACCATTGTCAAGAATTGGTTCAGGTTTCTCCATGATGTATGCCACGAAGGCATCATCGGGAAGATTCAGAAACTCTGAAAGGATTGAGAAATAGACACGAAGAATTCGCTCTATGTGTTGGATGGTGTACATTCGGGGTATGATTTTTCCATCGTTATCATCGTCCGTCTTTTTGCTGTTCACGCTGATGCTGTCCACCGAAGATGTGTCATCGGAGGCTTCTTTTAGGTTCTCTGGGGGCATGAACCGAAAGTCAAGATCAATGCGCATCCTACTCGGATTGATAGGCTTTTCCGTGAGATGCAGTGGCACCCCTCTCATCAACGCTCTTGTGTATTTTTCGAAGAATTCATCCAGTTTTTCAGTTGGAATATTAAGGCTCATTCCAGTATTGCTTCCACGTTTTGAAATACTGGTGTGTGTGTAAGGTTGTCCCCGTTTGATACTGAATTGCCTAAGATATTTGTAGAAATCATCATTGTTGTTGTTGACTGCCATCTTTATAATCCTTTCCCTCTTTGATTATTATACGTCCCTACTTTTTAATTCACTTTTTGAACTTAATATTTGCTTGTAATTATATGTGTGTTGTTCGACAATTGTTGTCTATGTCATTTTTTTATATGCTTATCATTTTGTCCTTACATTAATAGAGATATGTCGGTTTGTGCACCCGCAGCAAACAATACTTATTCGAGGGATCGTACATGTTTTGATAAAGCCGCGCTTGTACGTCTTGCTGAATCATGGAACAACACACACAAGAATGACATCATTCGAAACATTAAAGGCAAATCAAAGAAGAAGCTCTGGAGTGAAATAAATCAGCGAATGTTAAAAAGATGCAAAGGAGATGATAAAGAAGCGTGTTGGGTAGATCATCTTACAGATAAATCAGATCCTGTGACAAAAAAATTAAGGCCCATTGCACCAGATGAATGGAAAAAAGATCCATATACATGGCTAAGCAATTATGATATAGAGGATGCAATGTATCAATATGAGGATAATGAGAATTATTCTTTTAAATTTATTGGCGTATATCCAGTTGATTTTGCCATGAAGACAAGTTTATTTGGAAAATGTTTGTATCAAGAAACATGCGACATCGATTTTAAAAAATTAATGAAGAGGGGATATAAATATGCAGGAATGG